ACCATATGATTATCCTCCTATAGTATGTATATAAAAACAGGGGGGTCTTTTGACCCCCCTGTCATCTCACATATTTAAGAGATACTTTTACTTATTCAGAATCAAGTTGCGTTGTAAGCGTTACCGTGTAGGTTAGCAACTCTGAAGATTCTGTAGTACTGGTTCTTACGAACAGTGAGAGTTTCACCGTCTGGAGTACCATTGATTTTACCAGTTGTGGTAACGAATGGGTTGGATACTAGACCGTAACGAGTCTTGAATCCAATCTTAGGTTGGAAGCTGTTTTCACCAACCGCACGAACCATCTGTAGTGGAACATATGGGCAGTAGAAAAGTCCAGCGTCATACTGGGACGAACCCTTATAACCAACGGTGCAGTAATCTACGGTTGCGTATGGGTCAATGTAGACCTTTAGACGACCGTTAAGAGTACCAACCATAGTGTTACCAGTGTCATCAACATTAAGTTGACCACCACCCATTGGTGCAGCATCAAGAGCACCGCTCATTGCGAGTGCGGAAGCTACATCTGAGGAGCAAAGAACCATGTTACCCTTACCTCTACGAGTATCTCTAGCAATCTTGTTTGCTTCTCTCTCGATTTGGTAGAGGAGTCCTCTGTATCGTTCAGCCATCCAACGACCATCTGAGTCATTGATGATGTTATATGCACCACCGGAAACACCAGAACCGATTGCACCAGTTGTGTAAGATGCGAGGTCTGACTGTTGAGCACCAAGTTGTGCAACACCGTTTACAGTACGAACGACTTCTCGGTTAATTTCCGAAAGAATTTCTGCACTAAGAATGTTAGCAAGTTCAGTCTCAGCATCGAGTCCATGAACAGCCTTGAGGTCTTGTGCGAGTTCTGTAGTGTACTCAGCTCGTAGAGCACGACTCTTAGCAGTAACAGCAGTCTTTTCGATGCTGAATGCCATCTCTTGGAAAGTACTTGCACCTTCAGCGGCTGAAGTTGACATACCTCTGAGATTGGTTCCCATGTATGTGCCTGGGCCACCATCGGAAGTGGACTGGAATGGGTCAGTCGAAGCGTTAGCAGTCGAACCAGCACCAGTTCCTTCTAAAGTAGCACCATAAGTTGTTGAAGCTTCGTTGAATAGAGCTTCGACATCTCTAGCATCAGTGGTGTTGTGAACATAGTTTGCCTTGAGAGCAAAGATAAGTCCGGTAGGGCCAGTCATTGGCTGAACACCGCAAATATCGTATGCGACTAGGTTAGGCATGGCACGACGAACAAGACTGATTAGTACGGGGTCGAATGCATCGACTCCGCCTGCGGAACCAGCGTTGTTGGTCATTGAACCAGTTGCAAGACCTGAGTTGGCAACTTCGGTTAGATGCTGCTCTTGATTTTCAAGAAGTACAGCGGTTACATTACGCTTATAGTGATCTTCAATTGCTGGAAGATCGGGATGCTCGAGAACAGGCTGCCACTTGGCCTTTAACTGTTCTGCGATCTGGTTAGTATCTGATTGCATGATTGCATTCTCCTTAGTGTGTTAAAACTTACTTTTTCATATGTCTTGAAATAGCATTAGAGTATTTTGACATAGTACCTTGTGGGTTTGGTGTTTCGTTTAAATTCTCAGTTGCAGAATCATCATTAAAGTTCATTGAACTTTCTGAAGCACTGTTAAAGTAACCTTCTTTAATTACTTCTAGTTTTTCACGATATGTGTCTACTGAATCAAATTCAATACCTTCAGCGAGACTTCTGAATTTTTCTACTTCAGTGTCAACTAATCCTTCAGATAATTCTGAAAAGATTGCATCGCATTTTAGGGATGAAATTTCTTTCTTAAGTTCTACATTTGACTGTAACTGAGTGTTAATTTCTTCTGTTAGACTGTCAAACTTATCGTTCATTTCTTCGAGAAGGTCATACTTCTCTTCAGGAACATCGATATAATGACTAGTGAACAAGTCTTTGAGTCCGGTCATAAACGATTCGGCGATATCTCCACGAAGTCCTCTTTCAAGAGCAAGTTCGTTTTCTTTCATCCATTCGTCTACAACATAACCCATATAATCATTGACCTTCTCTGTGAGTTCGTCATTGATTCTGGTTGTTTCTTCTTCGAGTTGTTCTGAGTAATATGAATCGACAGCTTCGATGTATGTGTCTAAACTTTCATTTAAAGCAGCTTCAAAGATTGTAGTTGCTTTAGCCTGGAAATCTTCAGACAATTCTTCACCGGCAAACAAAGCATCGGCATGTTCTTTAGCCATTGTTGCTTTTGCCATAGAAGGTTTAGTCTTAACAGATGCCTTGTTCTTTGCATCTGTGTCTTTACCTTTAGGAGTGTCTGTTGCTTTTGCTCCAGGCACTTCGTTATCATCGACATCAAGAATCTTACCGGCTTTAGCACCAGCACCCTTACCCTTTACAGAGTCCAGAGCGGTTGCTTCGTCCATATCTTCTTCGTCATCATCGTCGTCTTCGTCTTCGTCTTCATCATCTTCCTCTTTCTTCATTTTCTTTTTAGAGGAAGTCATGTAAGCTTCGTCAACTTCTTCGACCTCTTCAACCTCTTCGGTTTCGGGGTCATCGACATCTTCGACGATATCTTCAACGACATCTTCGACGATAGTTTCTTTTTCTTCTACTTTAGAACGATGTAGTTCTAATAGTTCTTTTGCTGTCTGAATGGGATCCATTTAAGTAACTCCTTGTAAGTTTTATCTATACTGCAATATTTATAATTTTGATAATTCTGACATGAATTTTTCAAACACTTCTAATTTAACTTCTTCTAATTCTCTACTTGATGCCCTTCTGACTGCATCATGATATGAAGAAATTTGTCTTTCATTAATAACGCCATTTTCCCATACCCAAACTTTTCCTTCCATGATACCATCTACAAAGGCATCAGGAGCTGAGGGGTCGGCTACAATATCTACGGCAGATAACATGAAATCTTCTTTGACCATTTTCACACCATCTTTCTCTTCAAGTGAACCCATTCCTCTGGTGGATACTCCGAGTTTGGTTCCCTCGTCCATAAGATTCTTTACAATCTTGCCATATGGTGTGTCTAGAATTTTTGCGGTTCCGACTACATCGTTACCTTCAAACTTTAATTCTTTAATTAAGTGTGATACTCGTTCCAAATTAACAGTCGGGCCACTAGGATGTCCTAATTCTCCCATGGCCCTATTTGGTTTAACATACTCTTTCATGTATCTTTTTGCTTCGTCCATAAGAACCTTTTTTGGATAAATTCTTCCATTTCGGTTCTTTACTTCAGACTGCATAAACACACCCTTGATGGAATAATCTTTTGTTCC